GGTGGAGATATCATTCTCGACGCAGACGGAACAGACATTTTATTAAAAGATGATGGAACAGAATTTGGTAGATTCAAAATAGCTACATCAGACTTCGTAATCAAATCAGCAATAAACAACAAAGATATATTATTCAAAGGTGTTGATGCATCATCAACAATAACTGCATTACAATTAGATATGTCAGAAGCAGGAAATGCACTATTTAACGCAAACATATCAGGTTCTCAAATAGAAGCGAGTGGAGATGTAATTGCATTCGGTTCATCAGATGAAAGACTTAAAGACAACATTTCATATATTCATAGACCAATAGATAAAATTAATAAAATTGGTGGTTATAAATTTACTTGGAACGATAAACAAGACACATATTTAGGTAAAGATGTTGGTGTGTTAGCACAAGAAATAGAGGCAGTTTTACCAGAAATCGTAACTACAAGAGGTAGTGGTTATAAAGCAGTCAAGTATGAAAAGATTGTTCCATTGTTAATTGAAGGTATCAAAGAATTAGATAAAAAAATAAAGGATATAGAAAAAAATTGTGATTGTTTGAATAAATAATTGATATTTATTACTAACCAAAACAGGAGTTATAATGGCAAAGAAAAAAGAAATCAAATTTACAAAAGACGAAATAAAATCATTAAACGAACTGAAAGCTGGATATGATAATATACAACTATCATTAGGTAGATTAGAGGTTATCAGAATCCAAACTGAAAACAAATTAGAACAAATTTCTAATGAAAGACTTCGTTTAGAAACTCAGTATTCAAATTTAGTAAATGATGAAAAACTTATATTAGATGAGTTAAATGAAAAATATGGGCCAGGTAATCTTGACCCAGACTCAGGTGTTTTTACACCAATAAAATAATTTGTCTGCCAGACAGATTTTGAGATTTCAGTATGATATTTATTCATACGAATTAAAACCTAATTAGGAGAAACACAATGGCTGAAAGAGTAGTCAGTCCTGGAGTATTCACAAGAGAAAAAGATTTATCTTTTCTTCCACAAGGTATCGACACAATAGGAGCAGCATTAATCGGGCCAACAAATGAAGGCCCTGCTTTTGTTCCTACACAAGTTAGAAACTTTGCTGAGTTTGAAAAGAAATTTGGTAGTGAATCCCAAGACTTTTATGTTCCATTTACTGCGAAACAATATCTTCGTAGTGCTGGAGCAGTAACAATAGTTCGTGTTTTAGGATTGGGTGGATATGCAAACGACACGGTTGTTTTAGGTATTAGTGGTTCAAAGGGTGTTTTCGCCGCTGCGACTCTAAAGCCTTCAAAAGGTGCTGCTGACCCAGACGCATTAGAAATAGCAGGGCCACATAGTGCTTCCTTAGCTGCAGGTGGAACAAGAGATTCATTTACATTGAATCTTACAGACACCAATGGAGCTGCAAGAGGAACATTTGCTTTATCGTTTTTAACAAGTTCAGCAAATTATATCACAAGAGTTTTTAGTGAAGACGCACAAGACACAACTAAAAAAGTTTATGTATATTCAAACTTCCAAGCAACACAAAACTTAATGGGTGGTTCTGACAAAGTGTTTGTAGCTAGTGGTTCAGATGAAGCATTTTCATTTGATTACAAAGTTGCAACAACACCAGCGATTCAATCACAATTAATAAATTCTGCTAGAACAGATTTGTTTAAAGTGAATACTCGTGCACACGGAACTAATATGAATTCAAAATACAAAATCGGTATATCTGATGTTAAACAAGCTACAGATGTTCCTGGTTCTGATTATGGTTCATTTAGTTTACAAGTGATTGTCAACAACCCAGGTCAAAATGATGATGGAACGGTTTTAGAAAACTTTTCTAATCTAAATTTTGATGATGAATCTACAAACTATTTACCAAGAGTTATCGGTGATAGAAACATAACAATAGACTCTGATGGAAAATTAACTACAAATGGTGATTATCCAAATCAATCAGACTATATTTATATTTCTGATGTCGTAGCTAGTGGTGTATCAAAAGAATTAGTTCCTATGGGATTTGGTAAAGTTACTCAACCACACGTGGTCAGTATAGCTGCAGCGAGTGGTTCTACGGTAGCAGCATCATATCCAACAGCATCACTTAGATTTACAACAAGTGGAACTGGACAACAAAATACAAGAGGAACATTTAGTTCAAATGAATACTATGGTTTTGATTTTGCAAACGAAAATAATAAACAATATTTAGCACCATTACCAACAAGTGCAGCAGTAGGAAACAATGTAACAATGAGTTTAGAAGATGCATTTGGTAATAACGACGCATCAACATTGGGTAGTAAATACTCAATAGGTGCCGCCAAATTATCACTTAGTGGTTCTGCAGTTAACCAAAGAAAATTTGCAGTTCCTTTCCAAGGCGGTTTTGACGGACAAAATCCAGCAGTTGATAGAAAAGTAGGTGCCAATATTCAAAATACAAATTCACAAGGGTTTGATTTAAGTTCTGCGACCGCTTCAGGTTCAGTAGCTTTTAAAAGAGCTATCAACGCAATATCTAATCCAGATGAATTTGATATTAATTTATTAGCATTACCAGGTGTGGTTCACTCAATGCACTCAAGTGTAACGAATCACGCAATTGATAAGATAGAGGATAGAGCAGACGCCTTCTTTATTATGGACGGCTCTCACTATTCAGCATCAGTTCAAACAGCAATCAGCGATGTGGCAGCAGTTGATTCAAACTATGTCGCTACATACTATCCTTGGGTAAAAATCGTGGATAGTGTGAAAGGTAAACCAACTTGGGTTCCACCTTCAGTTGTATTGCCAGGTGTTTACGCACAGAACGATGCTATCGGTCAAGAATGGTTTGCACCAGCAGGATTAAATCGTGGTGGTTTATCAGAAGTAACAGAAGCTAAAACAAGACTAACCAACTTAGAAAGAGATGATTTATACGAAAATCGTATTAATCCTATCGCAACTTTCCCAGGTCAAGGCGTAGTCGTGTTTGGACAGAAAACACTTCAAGGTAAACCAAGTGCATTAGATAGAGTCAATGTAAGAAGATTGTTGATTAACTTAAGAAAGTTTATCGCATCATCTTCAAGATTCTTAGTATTTGAACAAAACACAAGTGCTCTAAGAACAAGATTCCTTAACATAGTGAATCCATACTTAGAACAAGTTCAAGCAAATAGTGGATTATCAGCGTTTAGAATCGTAATGGACGAAACAAACAACACACCAGATGTTGTAGATAGAAACCAATTAGTTGGTCAAATCTTTATCCAACCTACGAAAACAGCTGAATTCATTGTATTGGACTTTGTAGTTCAACCAACAGGTGCAGCATTTGAAGATTAATTTCTTTAAATAATATAGAAAAACCCCCGATACTCTCGGGGGTTTTTTGTTTGATAAGGAAATCAGTAGGTTCTTACGATTACGATATTAACACCTACTTTGGATAAATCGCAAAGGTATCAGCGTATTCGGCTAATGTATTGTATTGACTTCTAACATAGCCATATTGTGGCTTAGAACCACCACGATACCTAATTCTATAATTACCAGTTCTCATTAGAGTTCTGATAGTTGGGTTAAACCTAAAACACATAGGAATACCCTTGTAATGAGCTTGTTCAAAATAATCAGCTTGATAATCGTCCAACCTAATAGCCGGTTGATTTTCATTAGCTCTATATAAATCCATAGGATTATGAGCATATTGATAATGAGTAATAGTAAATGTTCCATTTTCTACATACTCACCAGCTTCATTATAATACCCATAATTATTTGGGATTTCTCTTGTTACCAAAGTATCTTCATAATTCCTTGGCATAATACCTAACACGGCATCAGTTGTAAATTCATTTTCCATTTCATTTCCTTTTATATCGTTATCAATCATATACTAATATACAAAAACTATTTGTAAAAGTCAAGCTTTTTTTTAATTAATTTTCTTCGTCTTCTTCGTGGTTATCTCTTTCGTAAACTTCTTCTTCACAATCATCACAAAGGAAAAAGCCACCGGTTTCAACACCACATTCTTCACATATTATTTCATCAATCATACTATAATATACAAACAAAAAATGACAATGTCAAGTAAAAACTTCAAAAAAACTTCTAAAAAGATATGTCTATTACACAACACTTTTTTTGATTTTGTTATATTTATTACTGAAGTAAAAAATTTATAGGAGAAAAAAAGTGGCTGATTTTATAGACCCAAATGAAATATTCTTTACACCATTTGAACCTAAATTGTCAAATAGGTTTATTATGGAAATAGATGGAATACCTGCATATTTAGTTAAAACAACAGGTAGACCAAACATAACATTAAATGAAGTTGCACTTGACCATATTAATGTTAAAAGATATGTAAAAGGGAAGGCAGAATGGCAACAACTTACAGTAACTCTATATGACCCAATCGTTCCATCAGGAGCTCAGTCAGTTATGGAGTGGGTAAGACTACACCACGAGTCAGTAACAGGTCGTGACGGATATTCAGACTTCTATAAAAAAGATATTACTTTTAATGTATTGGGGCCAGTCGGTGATAAGGTTGAAGAGTGGACTTTAAAAGGTGCATTTATTCAAGCAGCAACTTTTAGTGATATGGATTACTCAGCAACTAATGTTTCTGATATTTCATTAACACTAAGATACGACTACGCAATACTACAATTCTAAGGAGAGAGTTATGTGGGCAATATTTAAAGACAATAATGATTACAACGAAAAATCAATAATTGGTTTCGGTGCATTCACAGTAATGGTCTTATTTGCATTTGCAGATGTTGTTACTGGACTTATGGGTAAAGATTTAGTTATCAATGATGTGGTATACAATTCTTTCCTATTCACTACATTAGGTAGTTTCGGTATCGCTTC